TGTCCAATTAGTAAATATAACTCCTTCTGCTTTGTCCATCCATCCACCTAAGATTTGGTGGTTATACTTTTCAGGTCTGCGTTGTTTTATATTTTCTATCTGTGTTATAAATGATTCAGATAGGTTTTCTATGTTATCTAAGTATGTAGTGTGTATGTATGTAGTATCACCTTTTATTAAATTGCTTCCTGCTTGTACTCCTTTATCTTCAAAGAACTTTTTATAAATGAAGTGTTCTTTTGTTGCAGGGTTCAACACTAATAAAACTCTATTGTGTATTCCTTTTGTTCTTATGCTAAAATCAATCTTTTCAAATGTTTCTTCATCTGTTAGTTCTTCTGCTTCATCTAACACCCACGTAGTAACTCCTGCTAAAGATTTAAGCGAAGCAGTTTGTGTTCCGCTGCTTGTTTTAATACCTTTAAATAGAATCTTAGAACCTGTTTTTAAATTTACTATTTCATCTTTAGTTATATAAAAATCGTTGCTTAAATCGGCTCTATCAATTTTATCTATAAATTCGGGAATAATAGAAACGTTTGCAGAAGTTAAAGTGTAACGTGTAAATAATATAACGTGGCCTGATTCGTAAGTAAGTAACAATAGAAACGAGTTCAAAGAATATGATTTCCCCGAGCCACGCCCTCCTGTTATTACAAAGTACCTACTATCTGAACCAAGTAATTTATACTTCGTGTTTAAGTTTATCAAAATATGGATTTTGCATATAATAAATAGTATCCTCTTTTACCCAATTATGGTAGAATATCTTTATGTCTTTGTATTCTGTAATTTCACATTCAAAATCTTTTGAACAAACAAAAACATAATCAATAAGATTAATTTCTTTTGGAACTGAAGCAAGAATTTTATCTAATATTTTAAACATCTTTTATTTTAAATATATCTTTGATGTTAAAATCATTTACGTTGTGTGTAGCTTCTATTATTTCTTTTGGTTTACCAAATATGTGTTCAGCTATAAACAACTGTCCACGCTGTGATTCCATTAAAGTATTTTTAACAAACGCAATCTTTGTTTCTTCTTCAGTTTCTTTATTGTAAAGTTGGCCTAATGCTTTTAAGAAGATGTTGTTTACTTTTTCTTCTTCTACTTTAGGTGGTCTACCTTTTCCTAATTTATTTCCTTTTTCAAATCCCATAGTTAAAAGTAATGTTTAAATATATTTCAATAAAAATAATCTATTTTACTTTTTGTTTATCAGGCCAGTAGTATTCACATTCTTGTTCACCATTTTCATTTAGCTTTAATGGTGGTGTGCTGAAGTAAGATTGTCTATACTTACTTGATTCAGATGTATACCGGTAGCAGGTATATTTTAATTCACATTGTCTTCCTTCGCATTTAGTTATATCAGGCATATTTTTTTTATTTAAAAGTGCTTCTTAATACACTATAGTTTATATTTCTTTTATTTTCTTATATAATTAAATTAAATAGTGCAATTTAAAGCACATTAATAGCTACATACATTATTCCTAAAGTTAATAATAAAGCTACATAAACTTTAAATGCAGTTTTAGCTAAAAATTTAATTTCTTTTCTTTCTTGTTCTGTTAGTTTCATCTTATTTGTTTTTAATTTTACTTAGTAAATGAGTTATAATACATAATTGAATCATTATAAACCATAAAAATAAATTTGTTATTTCCATATTATTTATTGTAAAGTTGTTTAAGTTCTTTTCCTATTTCTATCCATTCAGGATAACCTTGTTTTATGTATCCACTTACTACAAATCTTAAATAGTCTTTAGTGTATTTCTTATGTAGTAGTTCTGCTCTTTCTTTATTTGTCATCTCTATTAGTTATTATAACTTCAGGTTGTTCATTTGTATTCGTTTCTTGCTTTTGTAAAGTAGATAATGCTATTCTTAAATTAGCTATTTCTTGTTTGTAGTTTAGAATTATATTATCACTTGCTGCTTTTTCATTTTTAAGTTTTCTGTTTTCATCTTGTAACCTATAATCTTTTATTCTTAATTCTACTATTTCGTTAATTATGTATTGTAATGTTTTATTTGTCATAGCTTTTCTATTTCGTTTCTTACTTCTAACCAATACGAATTATTTATAACTCGCATACCATCTCTTTCTTCTGTTTCAGATAATAGTTCTTGTACTGCAATTAAAGCGCATTGTTTAACAAAATCATTATTTCCGATTATTATTGAGTATTTAAATAATAATTCTTCTGCTTTCTCTTTTGGTGTCATTCTTTATCTTCGTCTATTAGTTTAACTTCTATTTCTTTTATACAACTTTCACACATTATTTCATCTTTGTTTTCGCCTGTTGAAATTATTACATTGCATTTATTACAAAGTGTAGCACCATTACCATTATTTAATTTGTATATTGGTTTGTATCCTGCTTTTAGTCGCATTAATATCTGCGCACGTTCTTTTGCTTCTTGCTCGTATGCGTGAGCGTTACACGGTTGTTTCATAATTTTCTTTGTAATAGTCTATTGATGTTTTACTATGTGCATCGTACATTCCTGAAATGTATGCATCTTTTATTTGTTGCTTTTCCATTTCTTTAGCTTGTTCAAAAATTTCAGGCTCTGTTTTAAAATATGTACTTCTTGTTGACATTAATTCCATTAAATTTTTTCTGTAAAATTCTACTGCTGTTTTTTTCATATCTTTCTTTTGCTGTTTATTTCTACTAATTGATTTAATCTAAACAAAAATAATTCGTGGTGTTCTGTACCTTCAAATCTATGAAAAAGTAATTTAATATTTTGTATTGTTTCGTGTTCATCTCGTAGTAATTGTTTCTTTAATCTTTCATTCTCTATTTGTAAATCTATTAATTCGCCCTGTAAGCGGTTAATTTGTTTGCGTAGTCCTTGTTTAGTGTTGGGTTGTATCTTACAAGCATATCCCATTGATTCAATCCGTGTATAACTGTAGCGTGATTCTTTTTTACTGAATTACCTATTTGCTTTAAAGTTGTTTTAGGTGCTATTTCTTTTATTAGTGTATAGTATAAACTACGTGCTTCTACTTGCTCACGTGTACGTGTAGTATCATCTACGTTTATGTTTGTTTGTTGTAATACTAATTCTTTTATTTTTTCGTTAATTTCCATTTTAATTTTTTTGTTTTTATTGGTTCTTTTCTTGCTAAATCAAATAATATATGAAATCTAATTACTTCTACTGCTAAATGCACACCCTGACACACTTCAAATAGTTCTAAATCTTCGTAATGTTTTATAACCTCACGTAGTTCTTCTAAACTCATTCCTTGTTCGTACTCGTACAAAGCAAGGTGATAATGTTCAGCAGTAATTTCTTTCATTAATCCTTTTTAAATGTTCCGTTTTCCATTTTACCAGTACGTTTAGAAATAACATCATAAGCAGAAGCAATACAATCTTCAAGTATTAAACCTTCTAAATGTGCAATATTAGTTAATACTACAACACAATCACCAATAGCATCTATTATTTCATCCCTATCGTTGTGCAGTAATGCTTTTGCTAATTCGCCTGCTTCTTCTTGTAGTTTTAAAAACTGTGTTCTTGAATCGGAATTATTATAGATTCCTTTGTTAAAAGCCCAAACTCTAATCTGATTAAAAATTTCTAATGTCATAATTGTTTATTTAAAATAATTCTATTTGGTTAGTTTGTTTTTTGTTTACTATTCCTAATGCTATTTCAAAAATAGTTCTTCCTGCTTCATAGTCAACTAAATTACGTGCCATTTTATCCAATCTTTGAGTTCCTTTATATTTTTTAAAATCGTAATCGTGAAATTTTGAAAGTGTATCTATTTCGTTTTGCATTGTACATAAAATACCATCTAATTTTCTTTCTTTTAAATCTATTGGTAAAATAAAATTTGTCCAATATAAATGCCTACCTCTTTTTTGCGCAGCTATTAATGGTTCATAATAAGGAATTACATTTTCAACAACATATTTTCCATTAAAATGATTATCTAAAAAAATTATTTCTTCATATAATTTCATATCAGGATATAATGGTATAAAATTATCTCTACTTTTCTGTGTAATTCTAATTTTACTATGGCTTGGGCAAGGTGGAGAACTCCAAATAAAATTAAACTCTTTAAAGTTATCTAATAAATACTGATGTGCATCTGTAACTATTACTTTATCATTCGGGAATCTTTCTTGATATAATCTTGCAGCTTCTTCATCTAATTCAATAGCAGTCACTTCAATTTTAATACCTGCCTCTTGCGCTACTTCATCCCACTTATATCTATTACCACCTAAACAAGCATATAAATTTAATACTTTCATAATTTATTACTTATAAAATTCCACGTAATACATACTGATTCAAATCTACATCGCTATCTAAACCGAAGAAGTATTTATAATTGCTAATACCCTGCTCTAACTTTTCTTTTCCTCTTTGGTAAAATTCATCTGAACATTCAAATATACCAATATCTAAACTTCCTTTGTCAATACATACAAAAACAAATTCATCTACACCAAACATTTCACGGTATAAATAAGCCTGTAAATCGTAGCTATATTTATCTGCTGAATATCTAAATTCATTTAACCCTGTAGTAGTTTTTAAATCTACTATCATATTTTCACGTAATATATCTGCTTTTGCTCTAAATGGTAATCCATCTATCATTGCT